CCAGAAGCTAATATAGCACCAAAGTTAGATAATTTATCTAAGAAAGAGCTTCCTTCAGGGCTGAGTTTGAGCTTCTCTAAACCATCTTGAATAAACTCTTTGATGTAGCCATATACCATTTTGATTCCATTCCACAAACTCTTGAACGCGTTTATGATAGTATCAATTGGTTTGAACTTTTCGAAGAATTTACCAACAGCATCGGATAATTTCTTAAATAAATCAATGATACCTTGTAGCCAATCAGGCCAACCGTCCATTAATACGATCTTGGTATAAATTTTCTCAATCCATTTATGAATTCCACCCAGAATATCAGGTAGTCCACCAATATCTGTCTTGAAAATATTGTTAATCAAACTTGTAACAACAGGAAGGACGGTCTCGATAAGTCTCTTACCAAGCGTTAATAAGATCTTAAATACTCTACCAAGATCAATACCAACATCACCCATATGCTTAAAGAAAGATTTAGTAAAGTCAATGTTCTTTGCACCAGCAGAGAAAGCGTTAACCATACTGTTAAATGCTTTCCAAACAGTATCAAATATATCTTGTAGAATCTTTCCAGAACCAGCCAAACTTCTAATAAGTCCTTCTGAGATTCCATCTGTAATAATATTGATGTATGTTAATAGTGATTTTATGAATCGTTCACCAACACCAAATGCTTTGAAGAATGCATCAACAATATCAAAACCATCAAGCATTCCGTCAACGAAACCTTTTATCGCGTCTTTAATATTAATGAATATATCAATACTCTTGAGAATTATCTCATTAAGTACTTTCATCAAATATCCAAGACGAGCAGTAGTTGTTTCGCTAGGTGCTAATGATTCGGCGAACTCTTTAAATCCTTTTGTGAATGCTATTAAATCATCAGCTGTAACTTCAGGAAATACATTTTCTAACGACTTCTTAAATATATCAATATAGCCCGTTAAAGCGTCCCACGATGCAGCAATACCTGCAAATAAGTCGGTTCGTCCGCCAGCATCATGCCACAACTTCAATAACTCATTACGAGCTTCTGATGAGGCGTTAAATACATCTAATAATACTTCACAGAATTCAGTCCAAGTAGCAGTAGCCTCATCTTTATTACCGAAAATATACTCAAAAGAGTTCATCCAGCTAGTGGAAATAGCATCCTTAGTAGCGTCAATAGCATCGCCCAATGACTTCGCTTCCTGAGAGGCTCTAAATGCTTGTTCACCAAGAGTACCTAATTCAATTCCATATTTTTCAGCAAAAGCAATCGCTTCGGCAGTATATTCACCATTCTCTTTTTTAAGCTTTCCCATGATAGAGGTAATAGTCATACCTGTCTCTTTAGAAACGCCTTGAATCTTTGTAAAGAATGAATTATAGTCTGTCAAAGTAGCCATTAAGACATCTTTATCAAACCATTTATCAGCAAGCGTACTCGAGAAATTACCAACCTCTACTTGACCATGCTGAATTTTACCCATGGCTTCAGCTTTAGCAATAGCAAACTCTTTAAATGCTTTAGTACCCATACCAGCATTTTCAATAGAACGCCAGTCCATCAAGTTAACGTAACCTAAACCCATTGACTGAGATAAGTTGTACATTGCACGAGAAGCGGTTTGTGCATTCTGTCCGGACATACCAGCCCATGAAGCAATACCTTCCATGGCGGATACGGCATCGTTTAATTCTACACCAACGGCTGTAAACTTACCGATATTAGAAGTCATGTCAGTAAAGTTATATGAAGTTTCATCAGTAAATTGGTTCAGGTCGGTTAGCGCAGCGTTAACTTCTTCAACACTTTTGCCTGTTGCTGACATAATGGTTTGTACAGATCTCTGCTTTTCATTATACTTACCCCAACCAGAATTAATCTGTTCGAATGTCATAGAATTCGCAAACTGCAAACCCTGTCTAGCTACACTTAATATCTTATCTTCAACCATTGATAAGGCTTTAACACCCATCATACCGAAGAACGAGAATTTATCAACAATTGCATCAAGGGCACTTTGCATACCAGAGAAGTCCAATTTGTTGATAGCATTTGTTACCATTTGGAACCCTGAACTAGCATTTTGGAACTTCATGCCATTGTCCAGTTTAGTAACGGCCTTTAACGATGAGTCAACACCATCCAGAAATTGTTTATTGTCCATCGACATCTCGACGACACGTTCATCAATATCGCTCATTTTCTCACCATCACTTTCCAAATATCATTTGCAATACCGTCAAATATAGGTTTCAATGACGGATTAATAAAATCAATACCTTGAACATAACCACCATTTCTAGTACCATGCCCATATTGAATTAAAATAACAAGAGGTGTTTTTCCATCACCAGCCATCTTATCATTTGTGTATATAACTTTTGTTTTACCTCTAGTACGCTGAATGGTATAGCTCCAATTAGCAGCCGTTTCTCCAGTATCTTTAGGCGTTGCTTTTTTCAAAGCAGCTAAACCTTCTTCGGCGTATCTATCGATAATATCTTTATGAAAATTGTCTTGTTTCATAGTGGTCAAGAACTTTTTGGTTCTATTCAGTCCACCTTTATTCCTAATACGGATACCCATATTTATTTACGCCTCATTTGATTCAACATACGATGGTAGTCCACAACCTCTCGTTGAGACATCTTTTCAGGAGCACGGTTATTCTCCTCACAGCATCGTATTAGTACGAGCAATCTGTTTAAGTTCCAGTGCTCACACTCTATTGGAATATTTAACGAAAACATAAAGCTGTATATTAGCTCCGATGTTATAAATTGAGCATTTCTAGCAACATGGTTCTTTGAAGTTCCACGTCGATTAGAAAATGTTGTAGCGGTCATAGGATCCTCAACATACTTTTTAATTTCGTTAAACATTTCACCGGTTATAAATGAGTATGTATCATCAGGGATCTCTTCACGGTTTATGGTCATAAACTTGATGTAGTCTAATATCTGTGCACCAGTTTTGTTTCCAACTTTACCATTCTCTACAAACGGTACCTTCCATTTTGATTCCCATAATGATAGGGAGTAGAGAGAATGCTCAAGTTTAATTGTCCGCTCTTCTGTATATATGAATAGATTTCTACTTTCATCGTATTGTTCGCTCTTCGGAATTACAAGCTCAAGCATTCTCAAACCCTCCTTTATTAAGACTTAGGTGTCGCCTTTTCTAATTCTTCCTCAACTTTTTCAGCAATATCTTTAGGCATAATTCCTTTGAAGAATGAAATAGCAGCATCTGTGTCTGACATAATTTCCATGAACAGAGCTTCATAAGCAGGTGAATCATAGAAATCATCCCAAATTTGTTCGGACTTTCTAAAGTGTAGTCCGTCTTCACTCTTGTTACCATATGAGCTCTTAATCAAATCTTCAAATAGCTTATATAGTCCAGCCTTGTCGTCGTTCATTGCCATTGTACGAACATTATTTTCGAAATTTTGTCCATACTTAGCAGACAACTTAGCGAGCTCATCTTTTCGTAAGTTGAAATAGAAATCTTGCTCGCGTTCGTTATCATTAAAGTCCTTGAATTTAATCTTCTTAATATACATAATCTAATCTCCTTCTATACTAGTTTGATTACTTCATCATTGTGATTACTTCTTCTGGTTTTGGCAACTTAGCCTTAGCTTCTGTTGAACCGAAAAGAATCTTCTCTAATGCCTTAAGCTTAGTAGCATCAGCCTTAGTTGAATCGATTGTGATATGAGCGATAGGCTTCATACCTGTTACTACGAGTGGTGTAGTTGTGATTTCCCAAGATAGTGTCTGTGCATCTGGGTTCTCGTTGATTGTCTGGTAGTCACGCTGAGCTGGTTGAGCCATTGCGTTCCATACAAGGTGTAACTTATAACCGTAGTCTTGGTTCTGAACATCGTTACCGATTAATGTACGGTAGCATAGACCGAACTTAGAACGAGCCTGTCCACCGACAAGAACACCCTTAGCTGGCTCAGCCGTACCATCACAAGCATCGAATTCTGCTGGTGAAGAATATGCTTCGATCGTAACTCCGAATTCCTCTGCTGAATATAAGCTTAAGTACTTAATGTTATCAGCATACTTCTTTTGTTCTTGCGCACCTGATGCCTTGTTGGAAATCTTAGTAACACCGTTCCAAGCCACACCAAGAGAGTAGTCGTTTGTTGCTAATTGAAATGGATATAAAGCTACATGGTCAACACCTGTTTCAAACAGACGTTTGCCTTCTTCATCCCATACTAATGGAGCGTTTGCCATTATTTTCTGTCCTCCTAATAATGAACTATATATGTTTCGTGATATAAATTGTCAGCTACGTAAGATCTATCAAAAGATACACCGTACTTTGAAAACTTCTCCAAAATATCAAGACCGACGTTAATGTCATCTGGATTGGTCGTGATAAATGTCACGTTATACGAGTTGTTGTTAAAATACGTTAGATTGTCTGCTTTCTTAAGATTACGTCGCTGTAATTTATAGATAATGCAAGGATATTTCATACCCGTATTTGGCGGTTTGGAAAAATAACAATTCTTTGTATCGATATTGTTATTGTTCAAAATATCCTGTAGTAAAATGTGAAAACTAATTCGGTCTCGGGCCATTATAGACACCTCCTAAACTAATAACCAATCTAGGAAACTCAACCGAAATATCACTAATCTTCCAGCATGAGCCGAAATAAGTAAGGTATCTGAGTTTGTCTAAATGATCTCGTAAATATGGATTCATTACAACCGAAATTTTCGCCGAAAGATTGATGTTATCATTAATATCCTGAGTAGTATTTCTACGTACTCGAACATCTATAATATCACCAATATAGGTTTTTTCTGTTATAGAATCTTCCCATACTCCTGGCGTTGTTTCTGCGTTAATTGCGAATCCTATAACTCCTGCCCATTTATTCATTCTCAGATACCTCCATTAATTGTTAACCTACGTGAGGTGTACCAGCTGGTTTCTTGTATGTACCAGTGATTCCACCAGCTTCGTCAGTTGTTGTAACCTTGTTCTCGCTGAAAGCAATAGCAGAGAATGGCTTAACTAACGCACCAGAGCAACGTGTCTCTAATAGGTACTTCTGCTGGTTGTAGTCGATGTCGAAGTCTTCGAACATTGAAACTTCTCCACCCTTATCAGCACCGAATGTATAGTCATTCAAGTTAACAGCGATTGCTAAGTTCTTACCTAAGATTTCTGTAGGCATCTTAACAACTTCACCAACCATTAATGCTGTTGCAAGTTCATTAGCTGACTTGTATAGACGGTGACCATCATTGTCCTTCAAGAGCATTAAGCGTGTGAATAAGTCCTGACGGATGAACATTGTTGGGTTACCGGAACCACGGTATTCGTCCATAGCAACAACGAATTCATCAACAAATTTAGCAGCGATTGCAGCAATATCTACACCTGTTAACTGCTTCTTGATTGTGAATAAGTCAGCATCAGAAGCGATTGGACGGATATGGTCTTCAGCAATCTTGTCATCAGATGAAGCAAGACGTCCGTCACCTACTAAAGCCGCACGAGCAATTTCCTCATCCATCATGAGTCTCATTTCGCCCTTAGAGAATGCGATTACGTCCATCTCTGTAACGTCTAAGATATCGTCACGGTTGAACTTCTGCTTCTTGTAAACCGTTGTAGGAGTTGTAACTCTCTTTAATAGTGAGAATACTTCTTCCTTCTTTAACTTACCCTTAATATAACCCTTTGCACGAGCATCATCTTCTGTGATGTTAGCAAATACGGAACGGATACGGCTGAATGGTGTATGACGTGTTCCTGCCATAAACTTACCAACCCATTCTGTTTGGCGCTTAATGAATTCTGGAGAGTCAGTTAATGACTTTGCGTCTGGGAATAGTAAGCTTAAGTTTTCAATACCAAATTGTTCAGCGTGTGCTAATACTGAATCACGTAATGAACCATAGCGCTTGATATCACCAATAGCTGCCTGTGTGATTTCATCGGCATAGCTCTTGATTTCAGCATGGCTTAATACATCATCACCGTATGTTTCTGTCGAACTGTCAAATAAATTGTGCTTCATGTCTGTGTCTTCGTCCTCTTCTTCCTCTTCGGCTTTGCCGTTCTTAGCATCTTCTAATGCCTTTGCTACCATGAAATTTAATAACTCTTTTTGGTCATCATTTAGAGTATCATAAATTTCTTTTACTGTTTTACCAGCAGCTTCTTTCTTTTTGTCTTCCACGTTTTCTTCTCCTTTGGCCTCTTCTTCGGCATGTGTTAAATTGGATTCTTCTTTTGTTTCGGCTGGAACTTCTTCGTATTCAATCTCTGAATGTGAAATACTTTCGTCGTCAATGAATGAAATATAAGCTTCATCTACGACTTGTTCATAACTACCATCTGAGTGTTGTAGGGATACATTATCAATATATGCTCCTTTATTAGCCCCAGCTAAAACCAAACTTACTTCTTTGATATCTCCGTGCAATACGTTTCTACCTTGGTCATGTTTTAGACCTGTTGCAAAAATAGATAATGCGGAAATATCACCGTTTCGAACCAATTCCTTAGCTGTTTCACCAACTTCATTCTTGTTAAATACACCATAAGCATAAACACCGTCTGGTCTATTTTTAAGTAATGCATGACCTAAAACATTAGTTGGATCGTTGTGTTGATGATTCCATACCAATGGGACAATCATACCGTCATTCTTAATAAATGCGTCTTTTTTAATTGTACGGCCATCACTACATAGAATATCGTTTCTAGTAGCCCAACCGCTAAAATCATACTTCATTTAGTTGCCTCCCATTTTGATTTATTGTTCCTCATTTCTTAACCTATTTATCAACGCGACGTATTCTTTAT